GTTTCCATCAGCAGGCCGGCGTTCTCCTGTGAGGAGTGGCGGTTAACCTGCGTCATATTCAGCGCCACCGGCGTTGCTGAGGCGATATCGTCAACCGAGCCGCCCGCCTGGGCGAGGTCGAGCTGCGTCTGCGCAACGGCCTGCGCCGGAACGCCCGTTTCCACGCTAAGGCGGCGCGCCTGCTTATCCAGCGCCACAGCCTGAGGCGACGCCTTATTCAGGCCGGTCGCGGCCTGCAGCGCGGTATCGGTGCGCGCCAGCTCGTAACCCGGACGCAGCAGCGCGGCGCCGGCGGTGAAGCCCGTTTTCGCCACGCCGATGGCCGCTGCGCCGCCGCTGCGGATCTTGCCCGCCAGCGCCTGGCCTTTGCGGTATTGCTCCGCTATTTGGTTATGGCGCGCCTGCTGTTGGCTCAGCTGTTGCAGCAGCTGCTGCTGACCGCTGAGGTTAAGGTTGGCCTGCGCGGCGGAGGCTTTCAGCCGCAGCTGTTCGCTGCTCAGGCTGCGCGTAGAGATGCCCGCGCTGTTCAGGCTCTCGCGCTGCTGCTGCACGGAGAGACGCAGGTTTTGCGCCTGGGTTTGCAGCGCGGCGGTTTGCTGCCGCGCCCTCTCCAGCGCGCGGCTCTGTGCGTCGGTTGGCTGAGCGCTGCTACGCATCGCCTGCGCCAGCGCCGCCGTTTCCGCCTTCGCCTCTTTCAGCTTCTGCTGGGTGTCGCTCAGCTGGCGGCTGGTGGCGCGAAAGCCGTCGATTTTCGCCGACTGCGCCTGCAGCGCCGCAAGCTTCTGCTGCGTGTCGGCGATGTTGTCGGTCACCTGTTGCGTTTCATTCTGGAGGGTCTGTAGCGGGCGCAGCGCCTGATTAACCGCTTTCAGCAGCGCCTGCAGTTTGAGGTCTTCACTCATCCGTATTTGCTCCGCTGCGGATCAGGGCTTTATGCCGCCAGTCGAGCAGCTCGGCCAGCGGCAGGTCGTTTATTTCAGAAAGGGGCCAGTGAAAAATGGCGGCGATGTCGGCCATCAGGTCATTGACCGTCAGTCCGCCAGGCCATTCGACGCGGCCGACTTCGACTGCAAAAAACCGATCACCTTGCCGCCTAGCGCGATCAGATCCACCGGATCGAGGCTGTTGCACTCCGCTTTGGTCAGCGCAGGCAGCGTGATGCGCGGCAGCACCGTCAGCAGCGCATCGACGTCGCTTGATGCGAGATCGGCAAGGCGCACGCCGCGCAGCGAGCCGGCGTTCGGCTTAATCAGCTCTACCTGCGCGATGGCACCATCGCCGCGTTTCAGCGGGGTTTCCAGCGCAACGATATTTTCTTGCTGTTCCATGTTTATCTCTCTCAGACAGGTAAAAAAGCCAGCGCCAGGCGCTGGCGTCAGGGTTAAGCCAGGCCGAGATTTTTACGGCGCTGCTCAAGGCGATCGGTGCCGTTCACCTTCTCCACCATGTTGACGGTGTCGATCTCAATCAGCTCTTTGCCGTTCCAGGTGAGCTTGAAGTAGGTGTTTTTGGTGGTGATTTTGGTTTCAGTGTCCTCGCCCTGTTTGGCTTCGCCAAAGTCGAACGCCTGATGACGACCGCGCACCTCAATCTCAACCGCGATCTCTTCGCCGGTGTCGTCACGCTGGTAAGAGCCGGTGAAGCGCAGCGGCACGGCGGAACCGCCCCACTGCGACAGCGCCAGGTCGTCCATGCCGGCGATAGTCCACTCCATATCGAGCGCGTCGTCGTCCAGGCCGTTATCAATAAAGGCGGCGCCGTTCATGCCGCCGCCGCGATAGGCGTCCAGCTTGCGGGAGAGCTTCGGCAGGGTGACGGAAGAGACAACGCCCTGATAGCTGTTTGAATCGTTGAAAAGGTTCAGCCCTTTCAGTTTGCGGGGTAGTGCCATTTATCCGGCTCCTCAGCTGTTAACGGATGCGGCGAAGTTCGCCAGATAGGTGTCGGTGATGCGCTGGCGCAGGGTGAGATCTTCCAGCGGCGGCACCGGCGTGTAGTCGTAGTCGATGGCGAGTTTGCCCGCCTTCAGGCTGGCGACGTCGTTGGCGCTTTCGTCGTACCAGGCTGACGCGCCCAGCAGGTAGCCGGCGTTGACCAGTTCGCGGAATTTGGCGTTGATACCCGCCACGATTTCACGCACCAGCACCGGCGTCAGCGGTTTGTCGTTGGCCCACATGTGCGCTTCGGCCATGGTGTCGGCCAGCACCTGCGCGGTGCGGGTGTAGTTTTCAAACACAAAAAGCGGATCGTCGCTGCAGGTGCGGTTGCCCCAGAAGCGGAAGCCATCTTTGCGGATCAGCGTGGTGACGCAGGCTTCGTTCAGCAGGTCGGCGTCGGTCCCGCTCTGTTGCAGATCCCAGAAGACCGATGAAGAGATGCCAGTAACGCCGTTGACGCCGACGTTCGACAGGGTTTTATGCCAGCCGGTGTCATTGTCGATTTTGGCGCGCAGACCGAGCGCGCGCGCCGTGGCAAACGCGGTTTCAGCGATGCTGGTTGCGGTGTTCCAGGCGACGAAGTCGGGCCAGATCACCATCAGTTCACGCTGGCTGAAGTTTTTGCGGTAGTTCATCGCATCGCTGATGGTTTTGCAGTTCCAGGCGGACACATAGGCGAAGGCGCGCAGCTGCTGCGCGATGCTCGCCAGCGCGGTCGCTACTTCCTGTGAGTCGAGCCCCGGCACGCCGAGGATACGCGGCTTGACGTCGAGCTGGGTCTGCGCGGTCAGCAGCGCCTTCATGCCGGTGTACTGGCCATTTTCATCGGTGGTGCCGATAAGGTTGGAGATCGTTTCCGCTTCGGTCGCGCCTTCGGCGACGCGCACCACGACGGTAACCGGCTTCGCCTGGTCGGCAATCGCCTGCAGCGACGCCGCCAGCGTGCCTTTGCTGCCGGCTTTGGCGATAGCGGCCTGCACGTTGGTCAGCAGCACCGGGGTGTTGAGGGGGAACGCCGTGGCGTCTGCGTCGTCTGCGGTGCAGACCAGGCCGACTACGGCGGTGGATACGGTAGAAATGGTGCGCGTGCCGTCGTTGATTTCGACAACGCGTACACCGTGATGATAATCAGACATCTGATGCACTCCGTGTTGAGGGTGCGCTCAGATTGTCAGGTCAGGTGAGAGAAATCATGCGGTTGCGGTTTGCTGAGGGCTGAGCGGACAGGTGAGAGAAAAAAAATCCTCGCTAGCGAGGATTTTTTTATCAGACTGGTATTTGCGGCCAATTTACGTCGAGTACATTAGTTTCAATGCGCATAAGTGCAATACGATATTTTTTCCAGGAAGTAAGTTGTTCAATTTCTTTTTCACTTGCCATTTTCATATCAATAGCATCTTGTAGCGTATAAATTGCAGAATCTGCGTATTGTCTTAAGCGCTGCTGCTCAGCTATAACCTGTTTCTGTATTTGCTCAGCTGTTGGCTCTGGCGATTCTACAAGTAAAGGTAAGCCCTCTTTACTACTGCTTATTACTTTGCCATCCGCTTGTCCTTCAAGTAGTGCCATCCATACTGGCTCATCTATATCAATAGCATCTGCAGGGATCTCTGAGTTTATTTGTGGATCATAAAACGCATTATTTTGAGCTGAATACTTTTTCATTTAATATCCCACCGCTATCCATGAAACACCTTGTGGTGTTGTCCCAGGGCCACTATTACTAATTCTGAACGATGAATTGCTCGCAAATTCTATGCCTAACACATATTCTCCTGACATTGATATCGATGAGCCTTTATTAGCTGTAATTGCTAACCCTCCGTGTGGGAAAGAAATGGGTAGGGTCACTACTGTTGTTGTCTGCTGATTAAAACCACCATTTCCCCATTGTATGATGATGCCATTGGGTAATCGGCAATATCCATTTCTTGTGGCAACAGCAGCAAAACTGCTCATATCTGGCAGTTGATTAGCGCCAGTTCCAACACTACGCTTCGCAGCTTCATCCAGACCCAAATTAGCCAGTAAATCCGCCACCTTCCCCGCGCTCTTCACCTCCGCCAGCGCATTAGCAATCTGCAGATACTGCTTATGCGGGTTCGCCGCCGCGACGTGGTCAGCGATGCCTTTATCCGCATACTGCTTCGCCTCGATCACCCCGTTATCCACATACTGGCGCGTCGCCAGCACCACGGAGGGGTCGATCTTCAGCGTCACCGCGTCGGTGCTGTTCACGATGATAATCATGCGCACCGTCTGCGTGCGGCCGCTGCCCTCCTGCAGCTGCGGCTTATAGGTCTCCGCGCAGTTGGCGACGGCAATCATCACGCCGTCGGCGTCGAACAGGCCGATTTCGCGGATCCAGAAGCCGCCTTCGTTCTCGGGGATAATCTGCTCAGCGATAATCTGGCTGCTGTTGGCCGCATCGACGCTCAGGGAATTGAGCGCCGCGCGGCGTTTTTCGCCCACCAGCGCCGTCTGTGAGGCGTTCGGCGTTGGCAGCGTGCCGCCGCCGTCGCCTACCGCCATTTCCGTAATTTGCAGCTTCGTGCCGAGCGCCGTGGCGTTCGCCAGCTTTGCCGCGCCCTGATTGGTCAGCAGGGCGTAATATTTCGTTGTCATGTGCGCACTTCCGTCAGGTCAATTAAATGTACCGCTGCGCCGGTGTAGCCTGGCCCGTTCACGGTGATGATTTCAGGGGTATAGGGATAAATTGTCAGCTCGTCGCCGCTGTAGCTGGCGACCGCCATCGGCAGCGCGCCGCTGGCGTCCAGATTGATCGAGAGACCAATCAGATGCCGGCTGCACGGCTTCGCATCGGCGATTAGCCGCTCCAGTTCGTTGTACATCGCCTCGGTGATGCCGGTGTCGAGCACGCCGACGTCGAGGCGAAACGTGCCCGGCGCGTCGCCGGTTTTCCACCACTCGGTGATGCGGATCAGATAGCCGAGCGGCTCGACGATACGCCGCAGAGAACCGATGGTGCCTTTATGCCGGTGCACATACTCCGAGGCGGCGACGACGCTGCGTTTGGTCGCCTCATTCCAGTTGCTGTCCCAGCGGTCGACCGACCAGGCCCAGGCGAGATAGGGCAGCAGCGCAACCGGGCAGGTCTGCGCGTTCCACAACTGGCGCAGCGGCACCGGCGTCGCCTCGATAGCCGCGCAGGCCTGCGCGGCGGCAACCTCGAGCGTCGAGGAGCCGGTCGGCAGCAGCCGATCACTCATCGGAGCCTCCCACCGCGATGCTATAGCCGCTGCAGTACGCGGCCTGGGTTTTATCCAGCACCACATCGGCGGCCGGCTGCGCCAGCTCGACGCGCTGCACCCCTTCCACATGCAGCGCGGCATAGAGCGCCGACTGGCGGATATCGCGCCCCAGCCGCGCCTGGGCGTTGATAAAGGCGATCAGCTTTGCCTCGGCGGCGGCGCGGATCGGCTCCGCTTCCGGGCCGGGATAGAGATAGAGCGTGGCGTCGACGCGGTATTCGACAATGGCGGCCGTCTGCACGCTGACGCGATCGGCGACCGGGCGCACATCCTCATCGTTGAGCGCGTTGGCCACGATGGCGAGCAGATCGGCGGGCGCCGTGCCGTCGCCCTCGCGGCTCAGGACGGTGATCACCACCTCTGCCGGCGCCGGACTGGTGGCGGAGACGTCCGCCACGCGGCCGTCGGCGCTTTTGGCGTGATACTCGTAGGCGCCGCTCGGCCCCGCCACGCTCAGCCCTTCAAACGCGGCGGCGATGCGCATGCGGAAATTGTCGTCGCTCTCCATCAGCGCCGCGGTCGGCGGCAGTGTGCTGTTGTCCGCGGCCCGGAGGGTCAGCCGCGTCACGCCGTTATTGGCGCCCAACTGGTCCAGATCGCTGCCGGTCGCCCAGGCGACCATATTGGCTTTCGCCGCCTCGTTGATGCGCTGGCGCAGGATCAGCTCGCGATAGGCGTTCTCCTGCAGCAGCTTCACCAGCGGCTCCGACTCCAGCGTCAGCGTGCGGGCAAGCGCCGCCTGCTGCTCGGCGGGATAGAGAGAAATCAGCGTCGCCTTGCGCTCGGCCAGCAGGGCTTCGTAATCCAGCGTCTCCACCACATCGGGCGCAGGCAGCTGGCTCAGGTCAATGGTTGCCATAGGTTCAGCTCACGGAAATAGTCAGGGAAAAATCTTGCGTGGTATCACTGCGGCTGCCGGTAAGTTCTACCGTCATGCCGCCGTCATACGACGCCTCATAGTCGATCGCGCTCAGCTGAATACGCGGCTCCCACTGCAAAATCGCCATATAGCAGGCGGACATAATTTGCAGACGCAGCGCCGGGTTTTGCGGCTGGTCAATCAGCGCCGACAGCAGCGAGCCGTAACGCCGACGCATCACCCGGGAGCCAAGCGGCGTGGTCAAAATATCGCGCACCGACTGGCGGATATGCTCCAGGTCCGCCAGCGCCGCGCCGCTTTCGCGATTCATGCCGAGATATTTCTCCGTCATCACTGCGGCCCTCCCGAGAGATCGCCGCCCGACTTCACGCCGCTATGCTGATGGGCGTGCAGCACGATGCCGTTAGAGCTAAGGCTGCCGCCGCTGTGGGTCACGTTGCCCTGCAGCGTGCCGCCACCGGTCACCTCCAGCGTGGCGGTTTTCAGCTTTGCGCTGCACTCCACCAGCGGCGCGTCCAGCAACACACTGATCGCCGCCTGCACGGTGGCGCGCTGAATGCCGCTCGCCTTTAGCGCGCCGTTCTGCGGTTCATACTCGATAACCGCGCCGTCGGGAAACGACCAGTGCAGCGCATCGGCCGAGGCGGAAGGCGCGGGATGGCTGTCGGAAAAGATGCCCGGCAGAATAAAACCGGTGTTCAGCTCGCCGCCCAGGCTGAGCAGCAGCACCTGTTCGCCGACCGACGGCGCGCTCCAGGCACGCGATCGTCCGGCGCGGGCGCTGAGCCACGGCAGCCAGCCGGTTTCGTTGTCGCCGCTGCGCACGCGACAGCGGCCGTTCGGCGCATCCACCGCCGAGACGGTGCCGATGCGGATAAGGTTGCGCAGCAGGCGCAGGATTTCGCTGATATGTTCGTTCATGTCGCTAGTGTTACCCGTGGTGCGTGCGGCCAGCAACGCGGCGCCGACCGCTGAGAGATAGCAGGACAGCTTTAGCGCTGCCACTCGCTGACCAGCGCGCCATGCACCCAGAGCTGCAGCGGCGCCTCATCGTTAGTCGGCGGCGTCGGCTCGCCGGGAAAGGTGACCTGCAGCGCGCTCTCCTGCTGCGTCACCAGCACGCGCTCGCTCAGCTGCAGGCCGATGCTGAGCGCGCCGGCGGCGTCGGACGCGAAGGTAAAATCGCTGCGGCGCTTATCGGCGTTGCCCATCATCTCCGGCTGGTTATCCCGCAGCCAGGCGAGCAGCGGCACGATCGCCGCCTCAATCTCCTGCTGAACGTCGGCGATGGTTAATTCGAGCCGGTAGCGATACTCAAAGGAGAGCGACGGCGCGCTGGTCGCCACCACCGTTCCGGCGGCGATGGTCATGGTCAGCCGCTCAGGGTTTTGCTGTAGCAGCGGCACGCTGCGGTTCAGCGCCGCGCGTAGCTGTTGAGGTTTCTGCATCCTGTTGCTCCTGGCACTCTTTTATGATTTCAATCTGCAGCCCGCACGACGCGAGCGCAGCCTCTAGCTGACGGTTATCTGCCGCCAGATCGCCCTGCGTCTGCAGGCGGTTGCCCGGCACTGGACAGCTGGTCACGCGCGGACAGCCAGCCCAAATAATCGCGGGGGTTGTCGAAGGCGGGACGGCTGTGCAGCCGGATAACATCATCAGGCAGAGCGGCAGCAGACCACTGGCGTAACGCCTGGCGGGCATCGGTTTCCCTCGCAATTTGTCGTTCACGGTTGAGGGCGAGGCGGCTGGCGCGACTCTGCTGTTCACGCAGCGCCGCCTCGCGCATAGCGTTCATCTGCGCCTGCTCGCGCAGACGGACAATGATTTGGTCGCGGCTGGCGAGATCGGCGGCGAGCGCGGCGTTGGCGCGCTGCACCTCGCGCAGCTGCGCGCCGCGCCAGCCGGTCAGGGCGAGCGCCA